GTTCGAAGTGTGGGATCAGAACGTGGGCGAGGTGGACGAGAAGGCGCTGGAAGGCCGGACGTGCTATGGGGGCCTCGATTTGGCGAGTACCACCGACACCGCGGCGTTCGTCCTGGCGTTCCCGCCGATTGAGCCGGGCGGCCCGATTATCCTGCTCCCGCGCTTCTGGATTCCGAAGGAGAATATGCGGGTGCGGGTGCTGCGGGATCGGGTGCCCTACGACGCCTGGGTGCGGGACGGCTGGATGTTCGCCACCGAGGGGAATGTCGTCGATTATGACGCGATCCGCCGGCAGATTGTCTCCGACTATAGCCGCTTTGCCATTCGACAGGTGCGGTTTGACCGCTGGGGGGCCACGCAACTCTCGACGCAATTGGCCGGCGAGGATGGGCTCGAAATGGTGACGATGGGGCAGGGGTTCGCCAGCATGAGCAGCCCGATGAAGGAATTGATGCGGCAGCTCCTCGACAAGGGCATCGCCCACGGCGGGCATCCGGTGTTACGCTGGCAGGCGAGCAATGTGATGGCCAGGATGGATCCTGCGGGGAACGTGAAGATGGATAAGGCCGCGAGCAGAGAGAGAATAGACGGAATGGTCAGTGCCGTCATGGCCCTAGACGGGATTATTCGGGAGCCTGCTTCCGTATACGACGAGGGAGGTATAAAAATTTTATGACACACGGCAAACAGTTGACGCTCACCGATACCGCCGCGCTGTTGGCGAAACCGACCCTCCACACCCGCGAAGTGGCGGCGCTGCTCTCGGTGTCGCCGCGCACCGTGGAACGCTACCTCAACGACGGCAAGCTCGCCTTTCGCACGACGCCGGGCGGGCATCGCCGGACGCTGACGGCCTCCCTGCTCAAGCATCTGTAAATTTCCTGCGACAAACGCGACAAATCCCCTAGTCATTTGCTGCCCATCGTGTTGCTATCCCCGTATGCCGACTGTGCCGTCCTTTGACGCTCTGGATACGCTCGTCATCGCAGGATTGCTGGCGTTGGCGGGCGGGATTGCGCTGGAATTTGGCATCGGCTATGCCGTGATCGTGCTCGGCGCGGTGTTGACGATCATTGGCGCGGTGGCGCTCTTTGTGCGGAGGACTCCCTAATGGGCTTGCTCACCCGCTTGTTTCGGCGCGAGACGCGCATGACCCTGCAAGAGATGGATCAGGCGATGGATCGAGCCGTGGGTGGCTATCCCACGACGGCAGGCATCGACGTGAACGAAACGACGGCGATGGGCGTCATGGCCGTCTATGCCGCCGTGCGGTTGCTCTCTGAAACGATTGGCTCATTGCCCTGCCACGTCATGCAGCAGACCGATGGCGGGAAGCAGAAGGCCACGACGCATCCCCTCTACCGCATCCTGCACGATCAAGCGAACCCCGAACAGACCGCGATGGAATGGCGCGAGACGGCGCTCTGCCATCTGTTGCTACGTGGCAACCACTTTTCTGAAAAACAGTACGACGGCGCGGGCCGACTCGTGGCGCTCTGGCCGATTCATCCAGATCGCGTGCGGATTGAGCGGGAGGCCGGGGGTGCCGGGCCGCTGGTCTATCTCGTGCGCGTCCCGCCCTCGAATACCGAAGTGCGCTTGAGTGCCGCGCAGATCCTCCATCTACGCGGGATGGGCAGCAATGGCATTACCGGCTTCTCGCCGATGGCCATCGGGCGCGAGGCGATCAGTTTGTCGCTCGCCGCCCAAGAATATGGGGCGCGACTCTTTAAGAACGATACCAAGCCTGGCGGCGTGCTGGAACACCCGACGAAACTGTCTAAACCGGCCTACGACCGCCTCAAAGCGAGCATTGAGCAGGAGCATCAAGGCCTGTCCAATGCCCACCGGATGATGATTCTGGAAGAGGGCATGAGCTGGCATCAGATCGGGATCAATCCCGACGATGCGCAATTCCTGGAATCCCGTAAGTTTAGCGTCACCGAAGTGGCGCGGCTGTTTAACCTCCCGCCGCACTTCCTGCGCGACCTGGAACGGGCGACGTTCAGCAATATCGAGCAGCAAGCGATTGAGTTCGTGGTGTATACGCTCCGGCCTTGGCTGGTGCGGATGGAACAACGGTTCTACGTGGAACTGTTGAGCGCGTCCGATCAAGTCACGCATTACGTCAAGTTCAATGTCGAAGGCTTGCTGCGAGGGGACGTGGCGTCACGGTTTGCCGCCTATCAAGTCGCCAAGCAAAACGGCTGGATGAACGCCGATGAAATTCGTGAATTGGAAGATTTGAACCCGCTGCCCGATGAGTTGGGCCAAGAGTATTGGCAACCCGTCAACCTGGGCGTCGTGGGCGAGATGCCCGCCACCCTGAATGCCGCGAACGCGCCCCAGCCTGATACCACGCCGGAGCCTGCGCCGGCAGAGGAGCCAGCATGAAACTGAGCACGACCATTGAGCGCCGGATGGTGGACGAATCAGAGCTGCGCGTGGAGTCCACGGGGAGCGCCCGCACGATTCAGGGCTATGCGGCCATGTTTGATAGTTTGAGTCTGCCGCTAGGCGGCTTTCAGGAAGTGATCCGCAAGGGGGCCTTCAAAAAGACCCTGCGCGAGGGCGATATTCGCGCCCTCTGGAATCACGACCCCAATTTTGTCTTAGGCCGGAAGTCTGCGCGCACCTTGCGATTGGAAGAGGACGCCAAGGGCCTGCTGTCACGGATTTCTCCACCCGATACCACATGGGCGAACGATCTCATGACCTCGATTGACCGTGGCGATGTCTCGCAGATGTCCTTCGGGTTTCGGGCCGTCAAGGATCATTGGAACGCGCCCGATGCCAAGGGCGTCGTCATTCGGGAGCTATTGGAAGTGCAGTTGTTTGACGTGTCGCCGGTCACCTTCCCTGCGTATCCACAGACCGAGGTCCATGTGCGAGCGGTCATGGATGCCGTGTTGAGCCGGATGCAATCGGGGGAGTCGATCACGACAGAAGAGCGGGCGGCGATGGCGCTGGCCCTGGAGCAGTTACGCGGGAGTCTCTTAGAGCCGGGTGCCCCCCACTCTGAGAGCGCACAGCACACAGAGCCGGGATTGCCCCACTCTGAGGAGGGCCTACGCACCCTCCAGGCACGACGGCTGCGTTTGTTGGAGTTGGTCGGCTAATTACACAAGGGGGACACCATGAAGAAAGATGTGGCAGAACTGAAACGTCGGCAATTAGAGCAGGCGGGGGAACTCCGCGCCATGCTCGACAAGGCCGAATCCGAGAATCGCAATCTGACGGCAGCGGAAGATGTGCAGTACAAGGCCATCGAATCCCAGATTGACACCCGCAAGGCGCAGATCGAGCGCGAAGAGCGGTTGCAATCGGTGGAATCGGCCCTGGCAACACCCGGACGGACACAGACCCGGAGCGACGTGGGCGACGGCGTACAGCCTGCTCGCACCATCGTGCAAGAGGACGTGCGTTGCATGGTGCAGCAAAAAGATGGCAGCCACAAGGAAGGCCGCGCCATTGATCCGATCAAGGAGTTCCGCACCTTCGGCGAGCAGATGTCCGCTATCGTGCGCGCGGGGCGAGGCGAAGGGCTTGATCCTCGGTTGACCTCCCTTCGCGCCGCGTCCGGGTTGAACGAGACCGCCCCGTCTGACGGCGGATTCCTCGTGCAGCATGATTTCTCCACTGCGATCTTCTCGCGCACCTACGAACTGGGTCAGGTGTTGAGCCGCTGCCGCCGTGTCCCGATTGGGGCCGGAGCGAACGGGCTGAAAACCTTGGCCGTCGATGAAACCTCCCGCGCCACGGGCTCACGCTGGGGCGGGGTGCAGGTCTACCGGGTGAATGAAGCGGATGCCGGCACCGCCAAGAAGCCGAAGTTCCGTCGCATGGAATTGAACCTCAAGAAGTTGATCGGGGTGGCCTATGCGACCGATGAACTGTTGCAGGATTCGACCGCGTTGGAATCCATCCTCATGCAGGCTTTTCCTGAAGAGTTCTCGTTCGCCATTGAGCGGGAAATCTTCGAGGGACAGGGCGCAGGGGAAATGCTCGGCGTGTTGAACAGTCCCGCGCTCGTGTCGGTGGCGAAGGAAACCTCACAGGTCGCGGCGACCATCGTCGCCGAGAACGTGCTGAAGATGTGGAGCCGCTGTTGGAGCCGATCCAGGGCGAACGCCGTCTGGTTCATCAACCAGGATTGCGAACCCACGCTCTATCAGATGAATTTCAAGATCAAAAACGTGGCGGGAACAGAGAATGTCGGCGGCATGCCGGTCTACATCGGACCGGGCGGGTTGTCGGGCAGTCCGTATGCCACGTTGTACGGTCGTCCTGTTATCCCCGTGGAGTATTGCGCTACGGTCGGCACCAAGGGCGACATCATGCTCATGGACATGAGCCAATACCTGGTGATCGACAAGGGCGGATTGCAGAGTGCGCAATCCATGCACGTCCGATTCCTGAACGATGAGCAGACGTTCCGGTGGACCATCAGGAACGATGGGCAACCGATCTGGAACGCGCCGTTGACCCCGTTCAAGGGCAGCAACACACTCAGCCCGTTTGTGAGCTTGGATGTTCGGTCCTAATCACTGAACGCACGAAACAAGGGAGAACGATTATGCAACAGAATATCATGGACATCATCAAGCCGGTCTGGGGGACCGAACCGAAGAACTGGACCGGGGCCGCCTCGACGGGCGATTACGTGTCGCTGAAGGGCTACACGAATCTGACCATCTTTATCCTTTCCGGGGCATGGGCAGGTGGCACGGCAGCCGTCACCGTCGAACAAGCGACGGCTGTGGCGGGGACCGGCACGAAGGCGTTAGCCCTTACCGAGATGTGGATGGATACCGCCGCAACCGGCACGTTCGTCAAAACGGCGGTGACCAGCAATACCTTCAACCTCGGTACCGCCAACTCGGTCTGGGTGATTGAGTTGGACGCCCGCAGTCTGGACATTGCCGGTGGGTTTGATTGCGTGACGGTGAAGGTGGCTACGCCTGGGGCGAATGCCGACTTCTACGGGGCGCTCTATGTCCTGCACGGGGCACGGTACCAGGGCGGGCAGCCGATGACCCTCTCGGGCATCCTCGACTAGGAGCGCAATGTTT